AGCTTCGTTCCGATGCAGTGTATTGGTAGTCTCGAAAACGAGACTGCCAACGCTTGCTGGCCCTAGCAATGCTAGGTCCAACAGCATCGAGCAGGTTGACAGGGTTACTTACGAAGGTCCCGGGAGGGACCTTGTAAGGGCGGAAACCAATCACACCTCGTGTGGTTGGGACAGCCATAAACCCTGCGAACTCCGCAACTCTTCCAGAGAACGATTTTGCCTGGTTAATCGGTACGTCAAGCTTTCGCATGGCGTCCCGGTAACCACCAGCGACTCTAGAGTCACTGAAGACAATATCGTCCCCGAGAACAAAGAAAGAGTTACCTTCTTGGAAGGTAACCAAGCTTTGTTCAGAAGAATTGGACCGAATGTTCCTCCTGACTTGCGTCTCACAAGCCTTTGCAACAAGTGCATTGGACAGGTGAAACAAGGGAAAGGAGGAGTAGAGACCCATTGGTTGTCCGGCACCATAGGTGACGGGCCCCCAAGGGGAATCCCACTCGGCTTCCGAAACTTCTCGGAGAGCATCAGCGTAGTTCCCCATCCCCAGATCCCGAAGGATCTGGATCGAGAAACCACGCGGAAAACGGTCAGTTGCTGACGAGAGGTCTACAGAGTAGACACTTTTGTCATCCTGGAGAGCACGAATGACTCCGTTGATACCCATCCTTTGGTTGTCCATACAGGATTCCCGGGGGAATGAGTGACGGATAATGTCATTCAACCTTGCATGAAGGGGCATGAAGGCGAGCTGGAGATATGCCGTTGGCATAGCTACAACTCTTGCCTTCACACCCTGCTCCTGCAAGGCTGTAATCTTTCCAGCGAAACGTTGGGGTGGAAAATCCCTATCGTTTCGAATGACCTCCCTCATCTCTTGGGTGGGCGTAAGCTCATCCAAGGATTCGGGAATCCAGGGCTCTGTCATGAATGACAAAGTCATGGACGCGTATGGATCCTTCCGTGGAGACATCCCCTTGGGAAGTTTCTCCCTACTATAATAGTAGGAAGTTGTTCTCAAGGAGTTTGCGTAACGGGACCGGACTGGAGGTTCAAAAACCGCCGGAATGGTACCGTCACTAACCCCACGGGCAAGGTCACGAATGACCTTGGGACCCATGCTCACCGCCAGGGATGCCATCTTTTCAGGTGGCACACTCGGTTCGGATCGCGATGTGATCGCGTTATATGCCTTTGCGGACTGCTTCTCTGTCAGTGTTTCCACTTTCAGAGAAGTATACATCCGCAGTACGGCAGCAAACGCTTTCACCTTGCTGGGTCGCTGTGCATGAGAATAACCAACTACCGCAGGTCGGATAGGGCCCTTAGGGGTCCCATCCTTCTTATGGTAGGAAATGGAATTCTCCTGGTACAGCTGGACAGCTGAGTCCTTATCTCCATTACGGAGATGGTTCGCAGCTGTCCAAATGGCTTTGAGTCGACTAGACGTCCACTCGGGGCCATTCTGGGAAAGGAAGCGTTCAACTTCGCGTTGAAATTGCTTACCCGACTTGCCAAGCACTGCGTTCGCAACGAAACAGCCAACATGAGTTTGGTTTTTAACCATACTACTCATGAGAATTCCTCCTCAATTGTAGCCTCTGAGCTGTGTACGGCGTACATAGCTTGGAAACGGAGCAATCACAAGG